TCTTATGGATTATGTGTAAGAGCAAAGACAAACATGAAGAAATTACATAAATATTTAATTAACAGGCATAACTTTAATAGAATTGATTGTGCTAATTTACTTAAACAAGCTAGAATTAAAAGGGCATAATATGAAAATAGAACAAATAAATATTGATGATGTAATACCCTATCATAATAACCCCAGAAAAAATCAAGCAGTTGATAAAGTTGCAAGTTCGATTATAGAGTTTGGCTTTCAGCAACCTATTGTAGTTGATAAAAATATGGTTGTTATAGTAGGGCATACAAGGTTATTAGCATCAAGAAAGCTAAAATTAGAAAAAGTACCAGTAACAATAGCTGATTTAGATGAAAATAAAGCAAAAGCATATAGAATAGCAGATAATAGATTAAGTGAAGAAAGTATATGGGACGATGAATTATTAAAAATAGAGCTTTCTGAAATAGGTGAAACTAATATTACTGGTTTTGATGAAGGTGAAATAAATAATATATTTGAAGAAATAGAAGATGAAGATGCTCCAGAAATTAAATTCTCTGAAGAAATTGGAGAAATGAATAATTATATAGTTTTATGTTTTGATAATGATCTGGATTGGTTGTCTGCTCAAACTCATTTTAATTTAGAAACTGTTAATAGTAAAAGGCAAAATGGCAAAGAATGGAGCAAAGGAGTTGGTAGGGTCTTAGATGGTGGTAAATATTTAACAGGGTTACATTCATGAAATTAATATCACCAAGTTATAAAAGATCAAAAAATGTCAAAACACATAAATTAATTGAAAATATTACATATGCTGTTCATGAATTTGAAGCAGATAGTTATAAAAATGAAGGTTATGATGTAATAGTATTGCCAGATTCAACAAGAGGTAATATACCTAAGGTTAGAAATTGGATATTAGAACAGAATTATAATGATGTAATAGTGTTTATTGATGATGATATAGAGCATTTTAATTATTGGCAAAATTGTGTTCATATAAAATTAAAAGGCGATAAATTAATTGAACATATTGAATCAATGCTAAATATTGCTTTAGAATGGGGTGTAACCTTGTTTGGAGTAAATCCTGCAAGTGATAAAGGTTCATATAGAGAATATACCCCTTTTAGCACTACAAGTTATATATCAAGTTCTTTCCAAGGGTTGATTAAATGCAAATATAAGTATGATATAAATCTACCATTGAAAGAGGATTATGATTTATGTATACAAATATGCAATGCTGAAAGAAAAATTTTAAGGTTTAATCAGTATTCATTAACAAAAAAAGATCATGGAAACATTGGAGGTTGTGCAGATTATCGAACATTAGAAAGGGAAAAATCACAGTTTAATGTTTTTCAGAAAAAATGGGGAAATCAAATTGTAAAGCAAGATAAATCAAGCAAAGGATTTGACATAAACCCAATAGTTAAAATACCTATAGGGGGTGTTTAATAAAAGTTACTTTTACTCAAAGGGATAAAGAGGATTATGGCAAGACCAAAGAAATATCAAATTGATACAGCACAAGTTAAAAAACTATCTAGTTTAGGTTGTACGAATAAAGAAATGGGTGACTTTTTTGGTTGTTCAGCAGACTTATTAGAAAAGAGTTATTCGGAATTTCTGACAAAAGGCAGGGCAGAGCAAAAATTAAGACTAAGACAGTTGCAATGGAAAGCCTGTGAAAGTGGCAATGTTGCTATGTTAATCTTCTTAGGAAAGAATATGTTAGGGCAACAAGATAGAATAGAGGAAACTCAATTAGAAGAACCTTTACCATGGACTAATTAATGCCATTAACAAAACCACAAACAGCAGTAATTAAAAGTAAATCAAGGTTTAGAGTATTAATAACTGGTAGAAGATTTGGTAAAACTTACCTAGCTATTAATGAATTAGCTAAGTTTGCTAGTCAATCTAATAAGAAAGTTTGGTATATAGCACCAACTTATAGGCAAGCTAAACAAATATGTTGGAATGATTTAAAAGATAGATTGATTCAGCATAGATGGGTTAAGAAAATCAACAATAGCGATTTAACTATTACATTAAAGAATAATTCATCAATAACCCTAAGAGGTGCAGATAATGAGCAATCTTTAAGGGGGGTTGGTTTAGATTTTATTGTAATGGATGAATTTGCAGATGTTCACAAAGAAGCTTGGTATGAAGTATTAAGACCAACATTGTCAGACACAAAAGGTCATGCTTTATTCTGTGGAAGTCCAAGAGGGTTTGGAAACTGGTCATATGAACTATTTAAGCAAGGTGAAACTAATAAAGATTGGGCTTCATTTAAATATACAACCTTAGAAGGTGGGCAAGTTGATGATAATGAAATAGAACAGGCAAGGCAGGATCTGGATATAAGAACATTTCAGCAGGAATATGAAGCTACATTTGTTAATTATTCTGGTATGATATATTATAATTTTAATAGACAAAAAAATATTGTTGATAAATATGATAAAGATGCAGGAGTTTTGCATATAGGTTTAGATTTTAAAGTAGACCCAATGAGTGCAGTAATTTGTCTTATAGTAAATGAAATAATTATAGTAGTAGATGAGATACAAATTTATTCATCTAATACTCAAGAAATGTGCGAAGAAATAAGGACAAGATACCAAAATAAAAAAATAATTGTTTATCCAGACCCTAGTGCTAGACAAAGAAAAACATCAGCAGGGGGGTTTACTGATTTAAGTATCTTGAAAAATGCAGGATTTGATGTAAAATGTAAAAATACAGCACCTTTAATTAGGGATAGAATTAATGCAGTTAATGCAAAATTAAAAAATGTTAATGGGAAAAATAGTCTGTTTATTGTTAAATCTTGCAAAAATGTAATTAAAAGCATAGAAAGACAGATATACAAAGAGGGAACTCATGTGCCAGACAAAGATAGTGGTTATGACCATATGAATGATGCTCTAGGCTATTTAATTGAGTTTAATTTTCCATTAAGAAGGAACTTTGTAGCTAACCCAGTTAAGAGGTGGAGTTAATGAATAAAGAATTTTTAAAAGAAAAACATGATTTATGGCAAGCAAACATAGCTAATTGGGAATTTTATATAAGAAGCTATCTAGGTGGCAATGATTATAAAAATGGATATTACTTGCATAGGTATGTTTTAGAAAGCCCAGAGGAATATGAATCAAGAATAAGACATACACCTTTAGACAACCATTGCAAAAATGTAGTTCAAATATATACAAGTTTCTTATGGAGGGTTTCACCTTCAAGAGAATATGGAGATTTAGATGGTGATTTACAGCTTAAATCATTCATAAATGATGCAGACCTAGATGGTAGATCATTTGATACAACCATGCGAGAAGTGCAAACAAATGCTAGTGTTTATGGAAACTGTTGGGTAATTGTAGATAAACCAGAATCAAATGCTAAAACTAGAGCAGAAGAATTAGCTCAAGATATAAGACCTTATATTTCTATTTACACACCAGAAAATATTATTAATTGGAATTATAAAAGATCAGCAAGTGGCAGGTTTTATTTAGATTTATTGGTTGTTATTGAAGATATAAATTCAGAAAGAGCAATAATTAAAGTTTTTACTGAAGAAAGTATATCTACATATGAATTTGAAGATTACAGTAACGATTATACAGATAAACAGCCAAAGTTATTAAGTGAGATACCTAATGCTATAGGAACTATTCCTGCTGTTAATGTATATAACCTAAGAGGAAATAAAAGACCTATTGGTATAAGTGATTTAGCAGATGTGGCTTATTTACAGCAATCTATATACAATGATTATTCAGAAAAAGAGCAATTAATTAGATTATCTAACCACCCAAGTTTAGTTAAGACACCTAATGTTGAAGCTAGTGCAGGTGCAGGATCGATTATAGAAATACCAGAAGATTTAGACCCTGCTTTAAAACCATACATAATTCAACCTAGTGGTCAAAACTTAGATGGCATTATGAAATGTGTAAAAGCTAAAGTTGATGCTATTGATAGAATAACTCACATGGGTTCAGTTAGAGCGACAGGATCACAGATAGCTAGTGGTATTGCATTGCAAACAGAATTTCAGTTATTAAATGCTAAATTATCAGAAAAAGCAGATTATCTTGAAAATGCAGAAGAACAAATATTTTCTTTATTTGCTAAATGGCAAAATAAACAATGGAATGGCACAATAAATTATCCAGATACATTTGACATAAGAGACTGGGCTAATGATCTGCAATATTTACAAATGGCTAAAGCATCTGGAATAAAATCAGAAACTTTTAATAAAGAAATAGATAAACAAATAGCACAAGCAGTTATAGATGATAATGAAGTTATGAAAACTATAAATGATGAAATTGATTCTAGCCGAACAACTATCGGTCAATTCCAAACAACAGAAGTTGAAGGGCAAACAGTAGTTACTGAAAACTAATAAATGGATAGCCCTAAAAAAATATGTATTATTTGTAAGGTGTATCTCATAGAGAAAATAAAAGACGTTTATGTATGCCCAGTATGTAAGGCAATAGTAAATGAAAGATTAAATGATAGGAAAAAAGATGGCGATTTATAGAGGGAAAAATGTATCACTTAATAAACCATATAGACTATCAACTTCAGAATCAAAACGTAAAAAGTTTGGTGTTTATGTTAAGAACAAATCAAATGGCAATGTAAAAAAGGTTACCTTTGGTGCTAGAGGAATGACCATAAAGAAAAATATACCTGCTAGGCAAAAGTCTTTTTTAGCTAGAATGGGTGGAGTTTTAAAAGAAGTTAAAGGTCAAAAAACATTATCACCTGCTTATTGGTCAATTAGGGCATGGAAAAAGAACTTTCCATTATAAAATATGACTAGAATTTTAGAGAAATTAGCCGATCAACATGAAGAACGTATGATAAACGTATTATATCGTTTAGAAAATGATGTTATAAGGGAAGTAACAAGAGCAACTTCTGGTGCTTTAGTTTCGCAAAGAATAGCTATACAATTACAGCCTAAAATAAGAGCTATAATAGAAGCTACATTTTTAAAAGAAGCTGATTTAATAATAAATCAAGAATACAATAAAATAGCAAAAGAAGTTTTAGATAACTTTGGCAAGTTAAATATTCCTAAGAAGTTTAAAAGTTTAAGTGCAGTTGATTTGCAAACAATAAATTCTTTAAAATATCAAT